CATGGTCCGTCTCTATCGCAGAGCCGCCAGTTGATCACCTGTCGCCGCTAGCGCGAACAAGCCAATATGTCATGATTGCGCCTGGCAGGGGCTGGGGGACTCGAACCCACGACCCTCGGTTTTGGAGGAGGCTGCCCTTCCCAGCGATTCTGGGCTGTTTCTCTTGGTCGTAGGCGACTAACCTAGCCAGATTTTCGCGGAACAGAACAGGAAGGTGACTAACCTTGCCGACCCGCGAGCAAATCGCCGACCACCTCATGGCGCCGTCTACCCCATCAGCCCTGTGGACGCACGACCAGGTGCGGGCTGTGCTGATCAAAGCCATCGAGGCAGACCGGAAGGCCCCGCAGATCGCCAGAGATAGCCGCTGACGGGCGTTAGACCGGCGCAGGGTCTGTGGGTGGGGTAACGTGAATGGTGAGGTCCTTGCCCCCGCATACGGCGCAACGCAACCGGGGCGCCAGAGGCTGGGGATCCCCGATCGCGACGAAGTCACGGCCGAGCCGATCAACCATCAGATCGAGGTCGACGCCGGCCGAGTGCCGGCAATCCTCTGCATTGCAGTATGCTGTCAGCTGGTAGCCCTTGTCTCGCAACGTGCCGAGTAGGCGATAGTCATCCATGGCTGCGATGATAGCCGCCTATTTCCCCGAGCGCACGATCTCCCTGGTCAGTTCGCGGACATCTGTCCGGGCTTCCCGTATCTCAGCCTCCACCGATTCGGCCGCTGCGGTGCTGGCCTCGATCGCCTTGGTGTTGTTGTCGGTCGCGGTGCTGAGACGCCCGACTGCGGCGATCAACTCGTCAGCCTTCTTGCTGTCGATCACTGCGCCCAGGATGCGAGCGCTGTCCGTTGCCGGTGGAGCCTTGCGGCCCATGCGCTCCCCCAGCCATGCCAGACCGACGATGATAGCGAGGCTGACGGCAAAGAGAACCACTGCCCACGGCGGCAGCTGCGAAAGATCAGGTAGGACCACTGCTCTCACCAACGTCTTTGGACGCCCTCAGGATGTTCACCAGTTCCATGATGACGAACGTTGGATAGACAGCTAGCCAGGTGCTGATCACGCCGGATGCAGCGAAGGCACACGACCAACCGATAAAGATGAGGCAACCCACTCCGGCCGATACCTGCCGGATGCGCGGGGTGACGTGTTTCCGGGCGCCGTTGACGATCAATCCAAATATGCGGAGCAGACCGAGGAAGAGCATCAGCCAGCCCAGCAGGTTCTCGTCCCCAAAGAGGGTGCGGAAGGCAGCCCAGGCAGGCTGCGCGAACGTCACCTCTGGCAGCAGGAGCACGACCCCCAGCAAGCCCGTGATGACCGCCAGGAACCATTCCGGCATGCGAGGGCCGAACCTATGGGCGACCTGCACCCATATGCCCGGCCCGGAGTATGGCATCCGGTCCACGGTCATTTCCCGACTATCACATCCCAGAGGGTGCGCCTGGGTGGGATGATCTCGCCACGATGAACAATGGCCGGCTGATCAGGCGCTACCCGAACGGACGTTCCCTCGACAGTCTTCACCACCGTCTGCGGCCGCACTGTAGCGCGATAGCTGTTCCACTGTGCCCATGCCCACAGCGCGAAGCCGATCAGAGCGCCGATGGTGAGTCCGCCACCCTGCCCCGTCACGATGGAGATGATGATGGCCTGATACTCGGCCGGCATGGAATTGTAGAACGTGACCAGCGCCACGATGAGGCCGGTGAACTCGGGGACGCGGCGGATGAGCCACTGGACGGCTACGTTTTGCAGGATGTTCATGGTGCGGACCTTTCAGAGGATGATGATGGCGATACCGCCGCCGATGCCGGCGAGGGCTAGGATGAAGAACCAGATGGCCGAATTGCCGTCGGACGAGCCGGTAGCGGCACGCTCCAAGGCGCCGGCCCAGAGGACCAGCAGGGTCAGCAGCAGGCAGACGCCGCCGCCGATGAGGCAGAGCGTGGCAAGGATGACTTCGGCCACGGTGGCCTCCTATCGAGGGATGATGGGCAGGAAGAGCAGAGCAGCCACCAGGGCCGCGAGCACGGCAGCAGCGATGATCCAGCCGGGAATGCCGCTCCGGCCCTTGGCGGGCTCCGGGAGTGGCGCTGTGGCTGGCGGTTCTGGGTAGCGGGGTATGTCGGGTGCTGGCGGGCGCGGAAACGGCTGTACGGGCTTCTCTGCCACCATCTCCCGTATTTTCATCAGGATCGGCGCAACGCCGAGCTGCTGATCGACATGGTTCGGATCGAACTTGCCGTCAGCGACGTACTTGCCCTTCTGGTACTGATCGGTTCCGGCCCAGAGGTACGGCGACGGCAGGCCCTTGTTGCGATAGCCGAGGCCATTGTAGGCCTCCAGCTTGTCGAGGGTGGTGCCTATGCCCCAGTCCTTGTTCCGGGCCAGATGGGGATGGCAGTTGACCAGGGCGTCAATCGCGGCCTCTTCCCAAGTCGAGAACGGCCCGCGCCCCTTTGGCACCAGCGTGGTTGTCTTGCCGGTGCCAATGATCTTCTGCCCATTGTGCAGGACGCCCCGGAAGTCGTTGGAGCTTTCCCGGTAGTGGATGACGCCAATAACGTCCCACGGAACGCCAGTGGCTTTGGACGCCAACTCATAGCGGGATCGGTTGGCAATGATCTTCGCTGCTTGGGCGTTGATCTGTGTGGAGCGGGTAAAGAGCGCCCGGCTCCAGCGTTCAGCGTTGCTGGCCATCACGCCCTCCCGTCCATAGGGAAGTCGCGCCAGCTCGCGTAGATTTTGGCCATTTTAAAGCTCCTAAATGTAATGAAAAAGGCCACCCCGCAGGATGGCCTTTCTGAATTGCCTTGTGGTCGGCGCGTCTAGTGGCTGGCGACTTCCCGCAGATTGCCGGAAACGTAGCTTGATCCGACGTTCCAAGAGTACGCGACCAGCGCATCTCGGAACTCCTTGCTGTCACGAAAGCGGTTCATGATCCTGTTTACCGCCGTCAGACCATCAACAGTGATGGTTGTTGGCCAAGGCTCGAAGGCCAAGGACATGTCCCCGTCGAGATTTTGGATCACACAAGTAAGCGCGCCGCCGTCCTCAGCTTCGCCAAGAAGGCGATCTACCTCGGCCTCAGCGTCTGACATGGGCTGAGGAAAGCGGATCACGTCGCCCATTACGCAGCCTCGGACTTCGGCTTGTCGTCCACCGTCTTGACGGCGCCGTAGTAGTCCAAAGCGTACTGGCGGTTCTCTTCCACCATGGCCGGCACCATTGGGAGACCGAACTTAACCCAAAGCTGACCGGCGGCTTTCGCGCCGAAAGTCTGCCGGGCTTCAGTGACCATGCGCAGTTTCGAGTTTTCGGGCTCGTGGGGCTGCTCGTGATCTTCGATGACGATGGAATCGGTCTTCTCGCCCTTATAGAAGTGGCGATGAAGGACGCCGTGGCACTCGCGTTGGTACATAATGACCTTCTCGCGAACTGCTTCGTCCTTGATCCGGCTGCTGTCGATGCCGAACAGCCAACCGTTCACCAAGTCCATTCGTAGGCACGTGACCTCCGCAACCCCGAAAACACTCTGGGCCACCTGCATGACGCAGGTGCCTTCACGGAGAACGGGATCACGATTGAGGTTGTCAGACCCTGATAATCTCAACTTTGTCACCTCCGCCGCAGAATTCGTTGGGCTGAATACCGAATGACCTGCAATTTCTCGCTTGCTTTTCTGGAAGTAGCCCTTGCGGCGAAGACTAGCGGGACAATGATCCCAACCCTTCTTTTCGCTGCGGCCTTCAGGCCATCCATCGCATAGCCATACCGATTGCCTACGCTGATCACCTCAGGCAAGAACCGGTCATACAGCTGGAGGCGAGTTTCCAGACCGCCACGGCGCCCGGTCTCGAAGAACTCCGCCAGCGCCGCGATATGAAATGCATCCAGGCTCGCATGACGCCCGATTGACGGCTTCAAACCCGAACCGGCGACAAGATCGTTGGGCCCAATACCTGAGAACGAACTATTGCTGATGAGCCCACCCTCCAAGGCGGCCCAATCATAGCGCTCGCTGTCGAGGCCAATGAACCTCAATACTTCATTCAGCGTCTCTCGAGGGTAGGTTACCAGCCTCTCGTACGACACACGCATCGTGTTGGGCATCTGGGCGTCCCTATAGTCGAGCGACAAGGACGCGTTCATAAAGGCGAGCGCCGCAGACTCTGGGCCCTCTCCGTATCGCTTCAGTGCCGACGCGAAGATATCGCGAGGGTCGCGCTCAAGAACAACCGTCTTCACATCCAAGCCATCGAGCTTCGCTAATGCCAGGATTTCCGGCAAGAGCCCGGTAAGTTTGCCCCCGTAGACGGAAGCCCCCGGTGCCGGCGCGACACTCAGAACCTTGGATTTGAAAACTGGGAGGGCCGTTCGCGCGAGCTCGGCCCAACGGTCGATGAATGCCGTGCTGACGTGAGCGTTCATCAGCGGCAATGCCTGCCCAGTCTCGGAGGCTGCGATCGGCGTCAGATCCCTGAGATCGGTGACCGTGTCTGGAGCGAACGATAGTTCAGGGTGACGCGCACGAGCTCCCCCGTGCAACATGTTGCCCAACAGCGTAGTGCCGGAACGCATGGGACCGGTGACCAACACGAGACGCCCCAAGATGAGCCACTCCTTGAACTCTGTAATTCCGCTATCCAACTAGCCCGGCCTTCGATTTGTCATCAAGGCCAATCTCACCCAAACGGCCGCAACTTGATCGTTCAGCGCAGCCGTGGCATGCAGTCTGATAGACGTTGTAGTCTAAGCCGATTGGGAGTGCTACCTGATGAAGCTGGAGAGCGGACTATGCATCAGTTTGGACCAGGCTGCCGCGATGATTTTCCCGCGTTGGTCGATGGATCGCCCCAGCATTTCCAACGATGAATGGAGACGGCGGGTCTTCGACGCGCCAAATTCCGTTGTGATGGTTTTCCCTTTGTGGTGCGCCAAAAGAGGTTTAACCGCCGAGCTGACAGTTGACCAATCCACGCAGCGCTACTGTTTCCAGTTGGGAGAGCACCTCGATCAGCTCGGCTCGGTCATGTAATAGCCGAGCACCCAGACGCTTAGGGAAACACCGCCGGTGCAAAAATAGGCGATATCACCCGTGCTGTTGCATCGGATCGTTGGAAAGTTATAGGCCCGAATACCGCTAGCAGCACACGCACCCACCGGGAGATCATTGAGAGTGCCTGGTGAGCGCAAGTAAGCCTGACCTGGAGAGCCCGAAGGATCGATCCGGGTCATGAGATGGACCAGTCTGGCGTTGTCAGGAACAACCGAAAGTGTGTTGAAGTTGAAGTAACTGGCTGCTGTCCCAGCGTTAAGTACTCGCCAGGGGTTCAACTCTCCGCTATCCGTCAGCCGCACATATGGCCAGGGCCAGTTGGCCGCGTCATGGTTGGGGATGCCGTCCCACAAGCTGTTGTAAACAAAGCCAAAGCGCAACTTTCGGACGTGCATGTACCCCGCCGGAAGCGCCACACCGCTGTAGGTGATGGAATTGGAGATCACCGCGCCAAAGGCCCCGTCTGATGCACGGCGCAGCACGTATACGTGGTAGCCTACCCCATCGACAGGAGCTCCGGCATCAATGCCACCGACCCCCACGGCGGCCATATCAATATCGTAGTAGGCGGTCGTCCTTGCCACCAGTTGCCCATCCGGGCCGAATACAACTCCGGGGTAAAGCCGCAGCACATTAGTGGACATCTTGTCCGGCTTGAGACCGTTGATCTGGTAGTCGCCGAACGCTTCCGCTGAGAGCCGAGCATCCAGCGGCACCATCTGCTTTAACAGTTTTCCGGTGGTGCCATCAAAGCCAGCGAGGCGTCCCGCTACAGAGCTGGCCGGGCCGACCACGTCACCCGTGCCGGTGCCATCAGTGCCCTGTCGCGCCAGCAAGCCCCAGTAGGCGTTGCTGGTGGTGGGGAGAACAGGAGGGGCGTTGCCGGTCGTCGCGCCGAGCGCCACCCACGACGATCCATTGTACAGGACAGCATCGCCTTCGACGTATGCAGTGGCACCGCTGTAGTCGCCCTTTGGCGTAACACCGCGAGGACCGATCGGCCCTGTGTCACCCGTGTCGCCTTTGAACTCCACCGGGCCGATCCAGTCGTCATAGGCGCTCGATGCCTTGGCCCAGATCACGCCATCGTCCTTGACGAGCACCCTGAAGTTCGCCCGAAGCGGGTTGCCAGTCGTTTCCAACGCCAGTCGAGCAGCATCGTCCTCGACCATGATGTCAGCCCAGGCCGTTATGTCGCCCAGCTGTTCCAGCACCCGCCGCGTCTGCGCGGTGCTGCGCTCGATGATCCCGACATAGCGGATTTCATAGGCGGCATCGGCGAGTGCCGTTCCAGGCCACGCCGCCGCCAGTGTCAGTTCACCGTTGGCTTGAACACTGGCGATACGCTGTGGCGGCACCAAGGGCTGCGCCAGATCGCAAAACAGGTCGCCCGGCATGATAGCGTCGTCACCCCAGAGCGTGCCGGCGCCAGTGACAGACGTGGAGCCGTTCGCCACCGACGCAGTGCCGGTGTCGTACCAAGTTGGGAGGTTCATTGATTATCCTATGGAGCGATATAGCCGGGTGTGATGATCACGGTCCCGCGCCAGGTGGATGCGTAGTTGGAATTGTCGACGGTCGAGCAGGCGTTCGCCTCACCCCGGCGCTTGTTGACGTTGCCGCCCGACTTGGCTTCGATTAGGTGCGCCGGCCAGCACCGGGGGTCGGAGCCGTAGGTCCACCCCTCCTGATAGCCACCAACGCCGGTGTATTGGCTGTTGCCGGGTGCCCAGATACCCTGGTTCCCCGCGTCCTTGATCGACTGCTTGCGCCGCAAGTAGATGCTGTTCCCGATCCGCTCGAAGCGGAAGATGCGGATCAGCGGCCCCGCCCTTTCGAGTTCGCAGGACCCGCCGTTGAGCCAAGTCCGCTGCCCCTCCGCGAGAGACTTCGGGAAGGGCTTCCCCACATAGGTTGAGGGCTCCACGATCCGGGTTAGCTCAACCTCTATCTCGAAGTGATTGACCCCTACAGGTAAGGTCGCGACTGGTGCCGAAAGGCTTTCCCACTCGCCGGGAATGATGCTCGCGTAGGTGGCGCAGTTGGTAAAGATCGTGCCGAACATCTCGTCTATGGTCACGTCCAGGCCATAGGCGTTGTCCATGGCCGGATGCGGGTAGGAAATATCGAAGTTTGTCAGAGTCGTTGCGGAACCGGGCACAAGCTGCACCGGCACCCGCGTGGTCGACCAGAGAACCGTGCTACCTTCCGTCTGAGTGATTGTCCCACCGCTTCCGAATACCGGCATGACTACAGCCCCACCGTCGCGTAGGCTGGCGCGGCCATGCTGCCATTGTAGCCCGCCTCGGTAGTCAGCACACCGCCGTTCGCCACCCGCTTGTGCCCGTTGCTCACGTCCAGCGTCGGTCCGCTGTCCATGGAGAACTCCTGCGCGTCACCGACCCCAGTCCGGCGCAGATACCTGCCGTCCGAGCGCACGATGCCCCGCGCCAGCGTCATGAGGCTGCCGGCCTTGCCGAACAGGGGCTGGGCCGGATCAGCCGTTGCCTGCCTGAAGACGAACACGCGGTAGGTCTGGTTGTGCGCCGGCAGGGACACGTCGCTGGAGAAGGCCGTCTCGCGGAGATAGACCCCCGTCGTGGTGGTGAAGACAGAGACCGTCCTGCGGTATTGGGTGGAGTCCTGGATCATCTGCCCGGACGTGACCACCTTGCCGGCGATCGTCACCTTCACGCGCGGCTTATAGCCCAGATTGTGGGTCAGCAGCAGGATGTCCGTGACGCGCGTGTTGCCATGGACGGTGAGGCCAACGGCACCGATGCCGAGCAGGGTCGAACCAGGAGCGAGGCTGGCGTGTGCGATAGGCACGTCCGTTGGCCCCGCTGCCAGTTCGAACTGATCGAGAGCCGAGTGCCAGATGATCGAGCTGAGATAGTTGATCGGGTCTTTCGCCGGCGCGTTGCATGGCGCGTTGATGTCGAAGATGTCGCCGCCACCGGCAGCTTCGACGAAGCACGCCACGACGCCGGCAGACTCAAAACCTCTGATCACTGCCATTGCTGCTACCCGAAACTGAAATCGCCGTTGAGCATGTTAATGACCACAGCGTCATTGGCGGACCGGAAGAAGCCGTTCTCGTCCATGAGACCGATGGGAACGCCTGCTGAGGTGAAGAAGGCTGTCTGCCCCGCCATCAGGCCGATGCGCGTGGGGTCCGTTGGATCAGCCGGCACATCGAGGAACAGCGTGGCCGCCCGGAACGTCCCGTCGTTGACCGCCGCCTGGATGGCATAGCGGGCCGAATAGCCCGACGGAGCGGCCACAGCCTCCCAGCGAACGTTGACCTCGGCAGTGTTGCCGCCCATGGCCGCATAGAGGCTTTCCAACGCGAGGGCGATTGCACCACCAGGTCCAAGCGCGACTTCGATGATCTCGGTGAAGCTGGCTTCCAGCCCCTCGAGTTCCACCGTGATCTCGCGGAACAAGGCCTCGCGCTTGGTGTAGTTCTCGCGGTCCACTTCCTCGAGCAGAGTGCCGATCTGCTTGAACTGCTCGATCAACTGGCGTGGCTTGAGGCCGAGTTGCGCCAGCACGTCCTGCGCGACGTTGGCCAGGTCGATCGCAATGTCACTGGCGCCGAGCTTGACGTTCGGTGTGGTGACGCCGAGCCAGTCGCCTTCGACGATGTTGCCGCTGCCGTCCAAGGATTGGTTCGACCACAAGGTGACGCGGCCGGAGAAGGGCAGATACTTGCCGCGCACCTCATAGGTCGTATTGGGCAGCAGTGTCGAGATCGACGGCACTGCCGAAGGGCTCGCTACAGCAGGATCGTACGGCAGTTCACCGTCGAAGATGATGTTCTCGCTGCCCCAGGTCTCTCGCACCTGGACCTCGACGGCCCGAACGTCGACCAGGCCACTGGCCCAGAACACTTCGATAGCAGGCCGGCGGCTCGCGCCATCAGCATCCACCACCACGAAGGGCGCGACATTCCACCCTGTCATCACCTGCGGCGCCGGCCGCGCGATCACCAGCGGTGCAACATCCCACGGCAACTCATAGTCGCTGTCCCAGCCATAGTCGGCCGGTTCGATCTCCTGCAGGCCAACGAACTGGTTGGCGTTCGGCAGGTCTTCCATGGCCGTGATGAGAAACTGCTTGGCCTCATAACCATTACGGTCGCTGGTCCAGGCGGCGACGTCCAGCACCTCATATTCCCACCACTCGGGCAGCATCGTCTGGGTATGCCGGCGGAAGCGGCGGGTCTCCTCGATCGCCGCGCGCATCAGCTCCTGCACCTGCACGGCGTAGGGCACGGCCTTGAAGTCGGTCGAGAACGGCAGGCGGCGCCCGTCAGCGACTTCGAGGTCACTGCGGTAGCGTGGTGGAGCCTCCTTGGTTTCCCATGCCTCGGCGGGCTCGGGATAGGTCGCGGCGATGCCGTTGAACAGGCTTTCGAGGCCCGGGAACGGCTCGAACGTCTGCTGCTCGGTAATCACCATGTCTTCGTCGGTGATCCCCACCACGGGAGCGCCAGGCTCACCCACGAGAAACTTGAATACGCCGCCGACATCGGCCCACCGGCCCTGGCAGCTTTTCAGCAACTCGCCGACGATGGCATGGGGTTCCGCATCGAGCGAGACCTCAAGGCCCATACGGAACCGCGGCATGGTCCCGCCACCGGCAAGAGCAATGGCCACGTCGCATTTGTCGGCTTCAGTTTCGATGTTGCTCAGGCGGAAGTTATTGTCGGTATAGGTCTGGGGGCCGTAAACCCACGCGCCGCCATAGGAGAGGCCCTTGAGCAGCGTGTAGGCGGCCACGATTGGGTTGTCGTGCGCATCGTCGCCGCGCGGGTCGTCCAGCGCGATACCATCGACCTCTGCCAGATATTCAGGAAAGCCAGAGAAGAGCTCGCGGTTCACCAGAGCCGTCGCGACGAAATACCCTAGGCCAAGGCCGATCATCTCGGCGGTATAGGGGCGGTCGGGATCGCTGCCGAACTGATTGCGCATCAGCGGATCGGCAGCGGTCTGGTCGCCGAGATAGGGGTTGATCCAGAGATGGTCGACGCCGCCAACGCGATACTCGAGCACGGCATAGCCCAGGTCGCCGGTCTTGGACGCGTCCAGCGTCACCCGCTCGCCATTGACGAAGAAGCCACTGAATCCCCGGATCGGCAGATAGCTGACCTCGATGACCTTGGAGTAATAGGCGTTCGGCGTCTCGCCGGCATTGCCCCAGGTGCCGGCATACTTGAGCTTTCCAGCCGTGCCGTAGCGCCCGATGATGAACGAGGGCGAGTGGTCGCCGCCGGTCTGCAAGGTGCCGCGAACGCCGGAGACCTTCTGCTTCTGGTCCTGCTTGCCGATCGACGAGATGATTTGGCCGGCAACGCTCAGAACGATGCCGACAAGGATCTGGATAAGCCAAATGGGCATCAGGATTTAGCCTCGCCCCAGAAGATGGGCCATTGACCGGCCGTGCCGGCATATTGGTTGATCCGGTCGCCGTCTCGGAGCCGGTAGGTTTCGTCGCTGCTCTTGACCGGGTTCGTCCTGGTCAGTTCGCGAGTGTGCGACACGATCTTGAGCGTCACGCTGCCCTGCCCGCCGACAGCCGGCGTCACGATCGGCGTGCCGTTGATCTGGCCCAACCGCCGGCATCGCGGCGCGGCGACCAGCAGCATCGAGGCGGGGTCGAGATAGCCCCGATGAATCTGCACCCGGGCGTTTCGGCAGTTGTGGCCGCGTATCATTTCCTCGACCACCGGATGCAGGTGATTGAGCACCACCTCGGTGGTGTCCACCTCCACGCCAATATGCATCGGGATGGGGTCCATCGACGTCAGTGGGGCGTTATCGCCATAGAACGTGTGGCTGACCGTTGCCCCGTTAGCGCCGTCGATCACGTTGGTGATCACGTCGTCTCCGAAGTTGGTGAAGCCGAACGTCACCTCATCACCATCAAAGGTCAGCACGGTGCAGACTATGAAGTCGCGCGGGATGATGCGCGAGCGATCGCGCACCGCGCCCTGCGTGGCGGCGTCGAGAATACGGACCATTGACTGCCTACCCTGCCGCGAGTGTCTGGATCACCCGGAAGCTGATGCGCGTCCGGTTTGCGCTGTGCATTTGCTGGCTGACGGTGCCGGCAACCATTTTTACCTTGGCTGCGGGCCGTGCGAAGGTCACCGAGAGGGCTTCAGTGACGCCGGGGCGCAAATGAGGGCGGACCTCAACCAATGCCGTCAGGCCAGCCCCGCTGGCCGCAACATCGGCTCCCAGCCTGTAGAGCCCCCGCCGAGAGGGGGAGCCGTAGTCGACCGCGAACATGTCCCCAGCGGATAGCTTGTAGCCAGCAGGAAGGCCGGAGATCGCAACCTCCTTGCGGTTGGCAGCAATGGTGGCCAGCACAGGCGCGGAAGCGCCGTAGATCGTGCTGTGCGGGTCCATCTTCGGATACCACCCCAGCGGGTTGGCGAGATAGAAGGCATGGATAGCGCCGTCGAGCATGTCGATCCTTGCCGCCATGGCGCGGGCATCGGTGTGCAGCAGGGGCCGCAGGCTGACTTCGCCCATCCACAGAGACGGCGCCAGATCAGCCGCGAGGGCTTCACCAGAACCGAGCCCAGTCAGTTCCTGCTGCCGGGTCAGTTCCCACACGACGCTCTGCACCGGCAGGATGTCGCCGAGGTCGGCCTGGGCGATCGGGAATGTGGCGGCCATCAACCATTCTCCGGCATTGAACTGTTTGCGTGGTGCCGGATCATCTGGGGCAGCTCGAAGCGCGACCAGGTGCGCAACTGCTCCACGGTCACCGAGTCGGCGCCGGCACCAACGTGGATTACAGGCGCCACCACCAGGCTAGAGCCATTGCCGCCCGAGCTCTGCGGGAGCTTCGGCATCACGACGCCATCTGACGACGGCATCCAGTATTCGCTGTTGGGCGTGTTCTCGTTGATCTTGTAGATGCGGCCGGCCTGCACCGGGCCGCCAGTCGCCCGCCCGCCGCCGAACAGGCTGCCGAAGATGTTCCCGCCTCCGCCACCGCCGAAAGCGCCGGCAAAGAGCCCGTCCAGCCCCGCGTTCAGCAGCTTGCTGCCAATGTTGTTGAGCGCGTTGCCCAGCGCCTCGGTCGCATCCTTGCCGGCGAGCATGTCGCTGATGAAGCCCTGCAGCGCACCCTTCGCTATATCCTGAAACTCGCGCATCTGCTCGTTGGCAGCCTCGATGGCCTGCTGTTCAAGATAGGTGGCGTTGACCAGGTCGGTGATGGCCTGACGCTCAGCATCGGTAGCCGCAGCGCCGGCACGGCGCATGGCGTTGGCCACAGCCTTCTGCTGCTCTGTCAGTCCGAGCAATTCGTATTCGTGCTCGAGTTCTTCGATGAGAGCGATGACAGCCTCGCGCTCCCGGTCGGCTTCCTTGGCGGCGCTCTTGCCGCCCGATGCCAGTTGAGAGCGGCGTTCCTCGGCAGCGAGGCGGCCTTGCGCGATTTCCAGTGCCTGCGCATCGCTTAGCAGGGCATTGTCGCGCTCAGCCTCGGACTTCACCCGGGCGATCTCGCTCTCGAGCTCGAGCTGTTCGCGGGTCAGCCCGTTGATCCGCTGCTGCTCCGTCACGAAGTCTCTGTTCGCGCTGAAGGCATCGACTTGGGCGTCAGGCTCATTCAGGGCCGCCTGCTCAGCGCGGAACCGGGCAGCCTCGCGAGAGGCGGTAGCCAGCGCCTCGGTCACGCCGCCAAGTATCCCTTGCAGCGAAACGAGGCTAGGGACGGTGCTGGCGCCGGTAGTCTCCGCGAGCAGCGCCATCATGCGCTCAAGGTCTTCCGTGGTTGCGGTGCCGTCCTCTACCCGCTGGCGCAACGTGTTGAACTCTGCCTGTAGCGCATCAATTTCCTGCGCACTGGCACCGAAGGCGGCAAGGTCCATGCGAGCGGCAGCGAACTCCGCCCGAATGTCGCCCAACGATGCCCTGAGAGCATCAAACTGCTGCTGCACCACGACATCATAGGCGGTGCTCAGGTCCTGCTGCTGGCTGGCACGGTCCAGCTGATCCACATAGGCCCGAAGAGCAGGAACGGCTTCGCCCCACTTTTCAGCGACACCGCGAATGGTGTCGTTATGCTCCTTCATCAGATCTTCGGCAGACTTTCCGTCGCCGAGCAACGAGCCGAGGTACTGAGCCGCAGCGCCGCCCAGCGCGATGGCGGCGATCGTCGCCAGGGAGATAGGGTTCACCAGCTGCAGAAAGGCCCCGCTTAGTGCCGCGATCGGGCTCTTGGTCTGGTTGAGCACGGAACTGAGTTGCGTGCCCTGCTGCATGGCGATCAGGAACGGCGACTGCCCGCCCTGAAGCTGCACCGCGATGTCCTGGAACTGGGCAGCGATGTTGCCGGTCTGGCCGGCAATAGGGCTGAGCGCGCGAGCTGTATTCGCTCCAGCGTTGTCAATCGACTTGGCCATGCCGTTGAAGCGAGACTGCACCCGCTTCACATTGGTGTCCGTCACACCCATGGCCTTCTGCCATTCACGGTTGTACTTCGTGAAGGAGGCCTCCATCTGGACGACGAGGCGCTGTAGGTCTACTTCGTTGGCCACGTGGATAACCTTGTAGAGAGGAGCCGAATGATGAACAGAGCCGTTTTGGTCTCTGCGCTGTCTCTGATTTTGATGTCGTCAGCAGCCGCCCAGAGTGGCGCAGACGCGCTCAGAGCTTTTGGCCTCGATAGCTCCGCTGCGATCGAGCAAAACCTGGACCGGCTCAACGACGTGCGCAAAACCGTGGTGCCCAACTTCGATGCAGTTTGGACAGGCGTTCAACCCGTCTTCCCTGCATCAGTAATGATTGGCGCTCAGGACAACACCATCAGGATGATGAGCATAGGCACCAAGGGCTATGTGGGCGCCGATGATAGGCACGACATTCGAGCCCTTGAAGCGGGGTACGGCCTGGAAGGCCTCGATCGACACGAAGGCGAGTGCGATAGTGCGATGGAAGCTGACGGGCTTGAGTGCCTGGTCGTCTACTACGCCTGCCCTGTGGCTAGTCCCGAATGCCACCTGATGCTCCTAAGTATCGGCACTCCAGGCAACGAGGAGCGGGGCCTCACGAAAGTGACGTGGACAAGCGAACCCACCAATAAACTACGCGGGGAGTAAACGGCACCTTCCGCCGTCCCAGACCACCAGGGGAAGAGTGCAGCCGTCTTCGGCCGGCCCCTCATCGATCCAATCGAACAAAGCCTCTGCCTCGCTCTCGGTGAGCTTGCCGTTCTCCGGCGTGTTCGCCGCGACATACCCATTCCACGCCGCCAGGAACTGCCACAGGCTCTGCCGGTCCACCTCTCGCGGCGACAGGCCCATGATGATGCCCTGCTTGTAGACCAGGGCTATTCGGAGCTTTCCGTTGGGGAGGTCGTCGATGCGCTCACCCCCTCCCCCTCTGACTCCCCCGGCTTTTCATCCGGCGCCCCCTGCAATGCGGTGCCGAGGATGCCCTGAGCCAAGGGCAGACTTTCGAGGGGCGGCCTGCTCTCGACGTAGCTCTGTACGAACTGGAGCGCCTTGGGCGCATCCAAGCCGCCGCCGATCAGGCCGAGGCGAATGGTATTGCTGATGTCACCGAGCCGCCAGGTGCCGGTCATCAGCCGGTTGTAGACCACGAACGGACCAGCGTCGGCCGCTTCCTGGAGCTTGACAAGCTCCCCCCACGCGAGACGGAAGACCTTGTCCCCGTCCGCGAAGGGCAGTGTGATTGAACCGTCGCGGCTCATCAGGTGTTCGCCGCGGTGGCATCGGCCATAGTGCCATCGGACTGCATGCTGATGTTCGCAGTCACGCGCCGGCCGTTGGGCGCATTCCATTCGATGCTCTCGACGTGAAGCCGTCCGGTAAAGGTCAGCGTCTCGGTCGGCATTTCGATCTCGATCTTGGAATTGACAGAATCCACCGACTTCCACGCGGCCAGCCAGGTGGCGACCGATTCAGTGGCAAGAACGCCCTCGCCACTGACCGAGATAGAGAGAGACACGGCATCGCGCAGCAGCCACGAGACTGCATCCGGATCCGTGCAGCTCACGCCCTGCGTATCTTCCAGGCCCTTGTTCAGGGTCACGGATTTTGAGGTGAAGCCGCAGGGCGCGGCAAAGGTGCCCGGGGTTTCGGTCTCGAGGAGGACGCGCACCTTGCCGCCCTTGATAGTCGTCGCGTCAGCCATTGCGGCCTCCATGAAAAAGGCCGCTCAAGGCGGCCGGGTTGGTCAGGGTGTTTCCACCGTGGCGGTAAAGGTCACAACGCCATGGGTAATGGCGGGGTTTGGGTCATCCATGATGCGAGTGATCTCATGCTGGAGGCTCACCAGCGCATTGGTCGATAGGGTTAGTTCGGCGTCGTGCAGGGCACGCTTCACCGCGCCACTGATCTTCCTGCACTGCACCGAGCCGTAGGCTTCGTCGCTACCATTCGCCCAGACGTCGAATTGCAGGCTGATTTCCTCGCCGTCCATGCAGTCGTAGTCGTCAGGGATCGACGTACTCGGGCCAAGCGAGATGTATGGAAAAACGATCGCCGGAGCGCCGTCTTGATCTTCCGGCACGCGGTCATAAATCCGGGTGCTGACAAATGACGTGACAGCAGCCGTCGCCCGCAGCCGGTTGATGGCCGCGAGGATCAGTTCGTAGCCGGCGTCCATCATGAGCCTCCAGCGGCTGCGGTACGCGCTGCCTTGCGGATGGCGCGAGTAGTTCTGCCTTTGATGCGCTTCTTCAGCGCTCGATAGGCCGGGTAGAAAAATGGCTGGGCGCGAGTGCCAGGATGTTGTGTGCCGGCGAACTGGCCGCCCTGGACGTGCGGCGACGTGCCGAACTCGATCCATCTGGCATGGAACGCTTCGCCGCCGCCTGCATATATCGTGATGGCCATGTTCCCGGTGCCCTTGCCCTTTTGGCGGACTGTGCCGAGAACCATCGAGCCCTTGGGCGCATCGCCCCAGGTCCAGCCGATCGACATTTGCAGATCGCCACCGTCCACCGGAGCCAGCGACTTGGCGAGGCGCACCATCTCTTCAGCGCTTTGCTCCATCGCCTTCGCGATTTCCTGCCGCGCAAGAATGGGAATTCGCTGCATCTTTCGTTTGAGCTTATCCGCACCTTGGACAGTGACAGAGGCCATCAGGAAGGCGTCCCGCTGGTCACTAGAAACTCAAGCCACGCATTCTTGCCATCGGGATCAGCAGGCGGCGATTTCACAGCAAAAACTCGATTGCTATCCCGCGCATCCACCAACTGCCAGGCCACGGTGACGCCGCGGGTCTGGGCCGTATTTCGGACAGTCACCACATAGGGCTGCTGGCCGCTGAGACGCGCCGCGTCGACCGCCTCGGTGCCCACGCGCGGGCGCATGCCAGCTGAGACTGTGAACTGGGTGGCGAACTCACCGGAGCCCGGGATGGGGTCACCACCCCAACCGTCACCACCGCCAGCGATATCGCGACGTTGGAAATGCAGCCGCTCGCGCAGCGCCCCTGCCCGGCGGAAGTTCTCAGCCATCTCAGATTACGCCCATCAATCGCAGTACAGACACGACGATCACGGTTTGCAGCGCGGTGCGCAGAGCCACGCCGAGCATCTGACCCAGCCAAATGGCCGGCCTCTGCCCACCCGCCTCGGAGTACCCGTCGCGGAGAGCATCAAACATTTGACGATTTCGCCTTGTCGGCCCTGGCCCCAGCGCCGACCTTCTCGCCTTTCTTGGCCTTCAGGGCAGCGTCGACAACGGCATTGGTGATCTTGCCGGAAACAGCCGCACCAGTGACGATATCGCCCTCATGGCCCTTCTTGAAGGCCACGGTGGTTTGCGACGTCGGCTTGAAGTCGAAGTCTTCGGTGAAGCGGAAGCGTTCGGTCATATCGAGGTCCTTCTGAAGGGCGCCAGCAGCGCGTTTACGGCAAAGGGAAGTTGGGAAATCGAGTCGGAAACGGTGACTTCCCGGTTTTCGTACCAGTGGCCCACCATTAGCAGGATCGCGACCTTGATCGCGCTCGGAACTGTGCTGACGGCCGGGGCCGCTTCGACGGGCGGATCAGCCTCGGGATCGGCATCAACGGCCGGTGTCGTCGGATACCCAGCCTTGAACGTCACGCTGACCGGATCACTCTCATAGAGCCCGGTCGGGAAGCTATATGCACTGCGGAAGCGGACATGGGCATTGCCGCCTGCATCGGTCCGGAGCAGATATTCGTCGGAGTCGATGGTCGCAATCTGCCCCTCGTCATTGCGCCAGGTGATGCTGACGATTTCGATGACAGGCCCCAGAGGCAGCTTCAGTTCGGTGCAGAAACGGTCGAAGTCCATGCGCCAGGTCTGCTCGACCAGGGCCCGGCTCAGAATGCCCGTCCAGCCGTCCAGGTGCGAAACAGCAGCCTCGATGTAGGCATCGATCAGCGCGTCATCATCACCGGGAAGCATAGCCCCGTCCGCGTCATAGATCGCCACCCGCAGGTGTTTCTTGGCCTCGTCCAGAGAGACGGGCAAGCTGGCTGGCGGTATGACTAGGACGGGGCTGCGCATGGTTTACTCGCCCTTGGCTTCGTTGCCGTAGACGCTCAAGTCGAGGCCTTGGCCGACGAAGTTCGGATCGCTCGGATGGCGACGACGCGGGTCGTTGAAATCACCGCCGTTCTGGACGGCAGACGTGCCCTTGCGGGGATTGTTGTCCACGGCCGGGTGATCGGTCGGGATCGCCTGCTTGATTTCATCCTCGATGAATGCGCCGCTGGGGCTTTCCATCGTGGTTGCAGGTGCTGGGTTGGTGACGGCCATGGTCTCGGGAAGGCGGTTCTCTTCCTTCGCCTTGGCAGTCGCGTTCTCGGCGGCTTCAACGCGCTTTGCAGTCTCCTGCTCGGCGGTCTTCTGGATGTTGGCCGCTGCGGATGCGTTGGCAGCGCCAGCGGTATTCTCAGGCTTCTTGGCCATGATCATTCTCCTGATGGGAGGGTTTAGGCGGCCCGTAGGCCGCCCTGCTCGGCTGACGCTTACGCGGCGGCCATCTTGAGGGCCTTGATGGCCTGGGGATCCTGCACACCGCCACCGACGCGCTTCGTGGTGTAGAACATCACGTAGGGCTTGTTGGTGTAGGGGTCGCGGAGGACGCGGACGCCCTGGCGATCAACGATCAGGTAGCCGCGGCGGAAGTCACCGAAGGCAATCGGCACGGCGCCGGCTGCGGCATTCGGCATCGCTGCCATCTCGGTGATCGGATAGCCCAGCAGAGTAGCCGGAACACCCGCCTGGATGGACGGCTGCCACATGTAGTTGCCGGTCGTGTCCTTGAGCTTGCGGATCGAAGACTGAGTGAGCCGGTTCATGACGAAGCGGGCATTGGCGCCCATTTCGCCGGGGAGCGCGGTCACGAGGTCGATCAGCTCGTCACCGGTGACAGCAGCCGTGGCGGCGGCAGTCGTGGTGGCGATTGCACCAAGGGGGTTCACCGCCGCATTGGCAGCGCCAGTGACGAAGGTCAGGAAGCCATAGGGCTTGTTGGTGCCGTTGCCCGACACGAAGGCAATGCCTTCCTGATAGGCGAACTCGGTCTGGACTTCGCCGGCCAGCCACTGCTCGAGGTTGATGACGGAGTCATCGAGCAGCTGCTGAGTGGCCGCCGGGTTCGCATACAGCTCGCCGGTCGCAAAGGTCATGGTCCCGAATTCCGGCGATGCGGTCTCGGGGCGAGCGGCAGTTTCACCGACCCAGCCGGAGCCGGTACCGCGGAGATTGAACAGCCGCTTGAAGCCAGCGCCACCGATGTTGATCACCTGGGCGATCTGACGCATGGGCGAAATCTCGACCAGTTCGTCAGTGATCGTGCGATCCCATTCGACCGGAGCCAGATAGCCACCTTCGTCATCGGCACCCTTGTTGAGAGCGGCGTTGACGTCGCCCTTGCGGAAGTGAGCGTTGAAGGCCGTGGTGTATTCACGGTCAACCGGCTGGCCCTGGCCAGCGCCCATTTCGGCAGCGGCGAGCTTGGCGTTCAGATCGTCAATGGCGGTCTGAAAATCGCCCACGCTGGAATTGATCTTGTCCAGCTTCTCGTTCAGCACAACGTCATCGACCTTGGCCTTGAGCTTCTGGTCGTGGGTGGCCTTGAATTCCTCAAACGACTTGTTGAGGGCTTCGATCAGGGCCTTGGGATCGGCCGCATCAGCACGGAGCCGAGCGCCGGTGACAGCGCGCGGGGTGACGAGCGCCGTCGAGCCCGCCAGGATGGCGAGCGCGGGAGAGTGCTTCATGGGAGTAGCTCCTACGATTGAAGCGTTGAAAGGAGGCCGGAAAGACCCGACCAGTCGTCGCCAGCGCCCGGCGTGGCATCATCGAGGACAGCGCCTGGCGTGCCCTTGATTTTGTTGATGCGGGCCCGCGCTTCGGTGCGCGTGTGACCCGCAGAAACCAGTTCAAGCTCCAGCGCTCTGAGGTCATTGACCTCACGATCGCGAGCTTTCGCATTCTCATCGACCTTCACGGCATCCGCATCGAGCAGCGCATCGGCAAAGCCGCGTTCGATCGCCATGGACCCCGACATGAAGGTCTCGTCGTCCATCCACTTGGCGATCTTTTTGGCATCGCCACCTGTGCGCTGCGCGTAGACGTCGACCATGGCCTGGTCGAAAGGCTCGAGGAAATCGGCCGTCTCGCGCATGTCGTGCCGATTGCCCATCGCGAGCACCCAGCAGTTATGGATCATGATGAAGGACGCGGCGCCGACTTCGATCGTGTCGCCAGCCATCGCGATGATCGAGGCCGCCGAAGCGGCCATGCCCATGACCTTGATCGTGATCGGTTGGGAGTGCTCGCGCAGCACGTTGTAAACCGCAATGCCTTCGAACATGTCGCCGCCGGGCGAATTGATCTGCACTTCCACCGGCCGCGCGCCGATCGCGCGCAGCTGCGATGCCACCTTCTTTGCCGTAACTCCGCCGCCAGACCAGAAGTCTTCACCGATGACGTCGAACATGGTGATGACGTTGTCGCCGTGCTCTACCGCGTTCGGGCGCAGCCCCGCGGCCTCATTCGACCATTTCTCGAATACCTGCGGCTTGGTCAGCGCAGACACCTCGCGCGTGGCCGGCATCGGCATGGCGCCTGGGCGAGCCTTGGCAAAAATACGGACATTACGCTGGGTCATTCGGCTCTCCTGCGGGAGTGTTGCCACTGGTCATCGGGTTGGGCGCCACTTCGCGCTTTGGCAGGTCCATCGTTTCGCGGACCTCTTCGTAATCCATCCAAGGCTGATGGCCGCCGGCGCCGAGTGCCTTGCTGAAGAAGTCGGCCTGATCCTTCATCGAGCCGCGCAGCAGCGCGCCCTCGTTGAACTTGGCCTCGTATTCATCGGCTTCGTCGTCAGTGAGCAGCGACCGTTCAATCGCCTGCTGCCAGGCCTCGAACCACGGGTTCAGAGCGTAACGCACGAAGAACTGCCCCAGCACGTCGATACCGGAGCCCCAGGAGGTGTCATCGACGCCCAGCAAGGGCCGTGGCACACCAAACGGGCGGGCAATCTCTTCGATCTGGTGCTTGGAGCTCTCCACACGCTGACTGTCGCGGCCATTGGCGGCAAAGGGCTTCGCTTCGAGCCCTTGCTCTGCAACGATCCACTTATGGGCCTGGTCGGCGCCCTCGCGCTCGTCCATCTGGCCCTTAAGGCGCTCATAGGCTTCCGGCGACAGCTTGTCCTTCACCGCCAGCACGCCGCCGACGATCATTCCATTGCGGAACAGTCGTGCCGCAGCCTTGTCGCTCTGGATAGCCAGGGCAATCGCCTCTGCTGACTGTTTTACCAGCGACAAGCCGGTGATGCCGTCCGCCGACATCCCGTAGCGCAGATGAAAGACGTCATCGGGCGCCAGGGTGATCTGGCCGCCGTCCGGGCGGGTGTAGACGTACTCGATGCGCCAGTCCGGACGCTGCCGCGCCGTCACACGCTCGGGATCGAGCGGGATCAGCGCTGTGACGTTCCCGCGGCTGCGGATGATCCGAGCAAAAGCATCGCCATGGGTGAGCGCGCGCTGCTGCATGAGAACGCGAAACTCGAATGAGGTCTGCCATGGGTTCGGCTTCCGATGCAGAACTCGGAAGAGCGGGTGATCCTTGGCCTTTTCCTTGGTTTCCTTGCTCCGCAGATGCAGCGGCAGATAGCCGATCGCGAACGAGATCAGCGAGACACACCGCAATACCGTCGGGTTCTTCAGCGCGGTCTTCACCGTGACGGAAACGCCAGCATCGGTCATGCCGCCAGAGCGCATGAATTCCAGAAGCCGCGGATCATCGAAATCGTAGAAGGCGGAAACTTGGCCGACCATCGACTGGGCAGATGGCTCCTGGACCGCTTCCATCACGGGCTCCACATGCACCGGCAGATTGGCTACCGGCGGTGATGGGCGGAATACGTCGAAGATACCCATTCCACCTCACACAGTCAGAAGGCCGCGGGTTTCGTAGACCGAGACGCCTTGCGCCTCAGGGTTCCGAACCATCACGGTCACGGCGTTGAAGAGCGCCATCATCGGGTCGATCTTGGCGTCACCAGCGTTTTGCTTCGTGGCGCGGATAGCCGTCGCCGTGGCTTCGATCTTCAGGTTGCCGACGCACCAGGCCATCATCGGCGAGACGGCATGCTTGAACGTCCCGTTCGCCAGCCGGCGCTCGGTCGTCTTGATGGCATTCATCATCATAATTCCCTGGGGAGCTCCGACGAGCAGGCCATCCTCCTGGGTCACATCGATCTCAGCCAGAGCCTCAACCATCTCGCCCAAGCCCGCGGCGTCAGCAGAGACACAGGCCAACAGCCCGCGCTCTTTGACATCGCGAATGATCTCCACGATAGCGGATATATCCTCGAGCTCGTCGGTGACGATCGTCAGCTCGCCCGCCTTCTTGAAGTCCTGCAGCCGTGCTGCGATGCTCTTGCGGCGCTCCAGCACACCCTCATGAGCCCATGCGTGGGCCCAGGATATCCATTCCTTGGTGACCTTGTGCCGGCCGACCAATGTCATGCCGTAGAGATCGTCCAGGCCACCGCCGTCTAGACCTGGCACCACGACCTCGCACATGTCGAGGAAGGCGCCGAGGCCCTCCAGCGTACAGCCGATTTCCGGCGTGTCACCTTTCTTCCAGTAGTCGGCACCAGGCCAGCGGTTGGCCCGCAGGTTCATGCCGATTTCGACGTTCAGGTGTTTGGCGAGGAACGTGCGACGGGCATCCGGATCGGAAGCCTTCTTCAGCTCGTCCTCAAGCCATTCCTGGTCGACCGATCGCCCCATGTTCGGGTTGGTGACATAGAAGTTTTCCGGCTCCAGGTACGATTCCGCCGCCAGCATCTTGGGCGGGAATTCGTACAGCAGCCCGAAGCTCTTCCGGTCCTCGATCTTCCCGTCTCGAATGTCCCGGTAATAGTCCAGCTTCGCCTTGAACACGCCCGCAGGCGGCTCATCACTCTGCGTCGACAGATAGATCACGAAGCCTTCCGGCCGTGAGACCAGGCCGCCGGTCGCCTCCCGCAGCATCGCATCTGCATGCGGACGCTTGCCGAACACCCAGAGTTCGTCAACGAGCACCCTGCCCGCCTTCTTGCCTGAGACCGTGTCGGTATCGGCCGCAACAACCTTCAGCTGGGCCTTGTTGATCCGATGAGTGATCGTCCGCAGGTGATCCTGGACATGAAGCAGCGCCTCAAGGTCAGGATCCGCGCGCACCATGGCGGCCGCAGGCTTGAAACTATTCTGCGCCACCTCGATCGTCGGCGCCAGGATCAGAAGCTCCTCTGAATTCCGCCAGTTCAGCAACAGCGCTGTCAGCATGATGCCGGCGGCGATCGTGGACTTGGAATTCTTCTTGCTGATGAGCAGGAAGAATTCCCTGATCATCTGCCGGCCGGTATCGGCGTCATAAGCGCCGAAGATGGCAGCGACGAAATCGAACACCCACTGCTCGCAAGCCTCCCCAAAGGTCGGGCTGCCCGCGGCATCGACAATGCGCAACTCCTTGAAGATGCGAACCGCCTCTTCCGCCTCATCGGGGAATAGCGGCTTGAACGGCACCATGCTCCTGCCGGTGACGATCCTGCGCTCCCAATCGAGGCAGGCAGTCGTCCATTCCTTCATTTCGTGTTGTCAGCCACGAGACGGGGTGGTGTCCTGGTCGCAAACTTGTTCGCCGCGCCCTCCGCCGCGCGCCGCGCCTCTTCCTTCTTGCCGCCGGCCGGCGCTGCAGCTTCGTTCAGCGTCTTCATGGTCGTGGCCAGATCCTTCAGTGTCTTCGAACGCTCGCTCAGCGACAGCGCCCGCAACAGCGCCTGCCGGCGTCTCGGATCGCCCTCTTCCCGGCAGATCATGTCCTCGAGCTCGCCGGCATGCGACGTGACTGCCTCCAGCTCATCGATCATGCGGCCGGTCAGTACCCGGGCCCGGTCCGTCAGCGCCTCTGGCTTCACCGTGGCCGGCGGAATTATCTCACCCTGCATGGGTGCGGACCGCTGCGCCTTCGCTTCTTCGAACGGCGTCTGCGCCTTCGGCTTCCTCGTCCAGTCTTCGGCCCTGGCCTTCTTGTGGATCGCCGTATCGCTCACGCCATACCAGCGGGCGATCTCTCGGATCGTCATCACGCCAGCCCTGTAATCGGCTTCGATGCCTTTCCAGTCTATGGCCTTGTTTTGCTTACGCTTTGCCACGTTGAGTTTGCACCTTGGTTTGCACCTGCAAACTTACAGGCAGGCAGAAAATCTCTGCGTGAGGGGGACGCGGGTGCGGAAGGCGAGGGCCTTCCAGACTTTTGCTACCCCCCCCGGTCACTTCTTCCGCGGCATGGGCGGTTCGCCCTCAGTCGGTGATGTGGTTGGTTGGTAGTATCCACGACGAGGCGGCAGAGGAGGTGAAGGCACGCGGCTGTACCCGCCTGCCAGAGCGATGGCGACAGCCGCAGGCACAGCGACGAGGCACGCACCGGCCAGCGCGGCAGTGATCAGCAGACGAAGCAGGTCAGGCGTCATGCTTTCCGCTCTTCCCTCTGCGCCTCGCTGTCGTGCCAGGACTTGGCCACGCTTTCGAGATTGGCTGGATTCCAAAACAGTTCAGGGTCACCCTTGTGCGGCACCTTGTGGTGCACCACAGCGCTATTGGGTGCCGGCGCCTTGCCTGAAAGGATCACGCCAGTGTGCTGGCAGGTGTAGAGATCGCGTTCTAGCACCTGCTGCCGTAGACTCTGCCAGCGTGCCGAGTGATACCAGCCGCGCACTGTTGCGTCTGGGCTGTAGCGTGTGTCTCTGATTTCTCGGGGTGTGGATAGGCGAGGAGGTAGCTTGCTCAGCCTGGGCTTGAGGGTGGTAAGCTTGGGCATTCATGCCCTTTCCCGCCTTGCGTCGCGGCGCCGGGCATGACGATTGCCACGCTCCTCGAAAGGATTTCCAATCAACGGCACTGTCGGCAGCACGCCCTGCACAGGCTGCGCAGCGAGGCAAAGCATCACCGCTAGAGTGAAGATCATGGACATGCCTGTGTGCTAGAAAAGCAAAAGGCCCGCCGAAGCGGACCCATTTTTAGGGACAATGCCGGCCTGCGCGATTTCCAGTATCGCCGGGCCTGCCGGACCTCGGCTCAATGGCTGGTCACGGATCGCATGGTTGTCCACTCACCCTTATGCAGTGATTTGCCCGTGCATTCAAGCAGCGTCTGCTATGTCTGCCTTTCCATCCTCAAGCATTGTTCCCAGGATCCGGGCCCGCTCGCCAGCCGCCCTGATCACCAATGGCCGATCCTTCGCCGCCTTGAGCTTGAGGTTGGTATGGGTGCGCAAGACGCCACGCCCCTGGACGCTGATCAGTGCGGCAGAGCGCTCTACCTCTTGACCCTTATGCAGCACCAGATGGCGCTCTAGAGTGAGCTGACCGTCCAGTTGCCGGCCCCGATACTCCAGCCAGCCACGGCTCGCGGTATCAATGCGGCGTGGCCGGCCGTCAACCGACAGCACGCCATTGACCAAGTGCATGGACATGACCCGATACCAGACAGGTGCGGTCGGGAAGCCCACGAAAATGGTCCCTGATATCGTGGCGTGAGCGACTTCCATCTTCCCTTTCGAGTATCGGTTCTTTTTGCGGAACCTGGTCGATGTTGGGATGAAGGTCATGGCTCCCATCTTGTTCAGCAGGTAGCCGGCCACGTATTCCTTCTGACGCACCACATCGAGCGCATACCAGTGGAGCTCGTCATCGTCATATTGCCGCTTAGCCATGGGACCTGTCCTTCTTCACTTCCGATGCAACACACCGGTCTAATTCCCTGAGAGCCGCCTTCACCTCAGCCATCGCCGCCGTCGCCCGAATGTCCGCTCGGCCATATTCCGCAGCGATTTCCCGTATCGCAGCGATGAACCGACTTCCGCTCACTGATCTGCCCTTGCCTGTTCGATCCGCACCTTTGCGACAGCAAATGCCGCTTCTGCTGGTTTCCGGTAATGTCTCCATTCGGGATCGTGAACCGACTTCGCCATGGCTCTTGCCATCTGTTCGATGATGGATTCGTCCGTCATGCCCGCATCCTCGCCTGCTCGATTTCCTCGATGCGGAAGGTGGCCTTGCCGCTCTTGCCGAGGATGATTGGTTTACCGCGCATCTTCTGGACCGCTTGGAAGTCCGGATGGTCAGGACCTAGCGCCACCAGCCCTTCGACAGTCGCTGGGGCTGGGTCGGACTTTAGCGGCACGTGCAGGGCATCCATCCACGCTCCTGACCGGATCCACTTCCCCAGCCCTTTGCGGAATTCTGCCTGGCTCTCCGGCGTGGAATGGCGAGCCTCGCTGTCCTCGATGTGCCACTGACGGAAGCGCTTGACCGCCAACAGCAGCCGGTGGGTTTCTTCATCGCTGAGCAGATCGAACGCCTGTTGAGCCTCTGCCCGGTTGGTCAGCCGGCGTCTGGGGTACAACTTCCAAACTTCATCGAACGATGCTCGCGCGCTCGCCCGTTCCGGTTCATTCTTCCGGTGTTCTTCCGGTTCCTTTAGAGGCACGCCACCAGTGTCACCCTCGGGGGTGTCAGCCCTGTCACCCTCGGGGGTGTCAGCAGCGCTACCCTTTGCTCGCTGGGAGGGCGTCAGGCTGGCGCCCCTAGTGAAGCCGACGATCCGGTACTCATTTGCCTGCTGTCGGCCGGTGGCGTCGATCTTTTCGATCACTTCAATTACGCCGTTCTCCGCCAACCACTTTAACCAGCGCTGAACACTGCGGCGCGACATGCTGCTTTCTTCGGACAGGCGAGCGACCGAGGGGCAGCACAAGCCCGTGGTGTGGTTGTGTGCGTTCGCCAAGCACACGAGGAGCATCTTGGCGGCCACCTCCGGCACGTGGGTGTCGAGAACGAAAGCTACAGCCTGAATGCTCATGGTACTCTGGCTCCCTTCCGCAAATTGCACGGGCCGCACAGCACCTGAAGATTTTCAGCCGTAGTCGCGCCACCCTTCGATTCCGGGAAGACGTGATCGATGTGGAGGTCGTGATGATCGCCGCACTGCTGGCAGCGATATGCGTCCCGCTCGAGAACTAGCTTGCGCAGTGCAGGCGATATGGCCGCCTTTGGCGTCGACTGCCTGCCGCGCGGGCGGTTGGCTTCGTACTCCTCAATCTGCTCTTGGGTGGAGAAAGGGGCAATTGGCTCACCCGTGTGCTTCATGGCCCATTCGTGCGCCAGAATCCGCACGCATTCGAAGCACACTCCGCGTTCTTGGTACTCGCACTGGACGAAGAACTCTGCTCCACAGACCTTGCACGACGAACGGGGAACGCCTGCGCGCTCCATCGCCTCGTTGAAGGCTCGTTCATAAGGGTCGTTACTCACCGCTCACCCCGCGCCGAATACTTGGGCTTCTTCCACTCCAGGCCCGCCAGCAAAGCCGCATGGCGCCGGACAGCGTGCAGAATGGTCGTATGGTCGCGCCCGCCGAGCTTGCGGCCGATCTGGGGCAGGCTGAGGGTGGTTTCCTTCTTCAGCCGGTAGGAGGCCTCCTGCCGCGCGAGAACAATGGCCCTGCCCCGCTGCCCTCCTGTCAGTTCGGCCTTGGTGACCTCGTGCTTGCTGCACACTTCCCTGAGGATGCGCTGCGCGTCCGACATCGGCAGTGGCGACGGATAGGATGGCAGGATGTTGAGGATGTCGCGCGGCTTCCTGACCTTGGGCCGCGGCAGCAACTTCAGCCCTCGTTCGGCCGCGATAGCTTCCAGCTCCTCCCGCATTGCCCGCTGAAATCGATCATCCTGGGCGCGAATATGGATCCGGAGGCGATCCTCGCTGGCAGTCTTCCATAGAGACGCGCTCATGCTGCCCTCCGCTCTTGCTCTGCTGCCCATGCAACGAGGTCGTCTGCCTGTTTCTTCGATAGGCCTTGAGCCTGCCGGCGCTTACGTCTGGCGACATGCATGTCAGGGGTGGAGATTTCCCATTGGCGGGTTTGTAGTTCGGCTATTGCCCATTGATGGTTGCTGTTGGTCATGCAGCGTCTCCATCGAATAGCGGGGTGCCTTCGGCGCCCTGCAGCTTGTTCTTTGACTTGGCCACCGCCGCGCGCTTTGTCGGGTTCTGGGCAAGCTCCATGCGGCGGGCAATATCGGCCTGATATTCTGGCTCGCGCTCGATCAGCACGGCCCGCATGCCCTCACGGAATGCTGCCTCGCCAGTTGTGCCGGTACCGGCGAACGGGTCGAGCACGCTACCGCCCGGCGGCGTCACCAGCCGCACGAGGTATTGCATCAGGTCAACAGGCTTCACGGTTGGGTGCTTGGAGCCGATACGGTCATCAGCATCGGCCTTACTCGAATAGAAGAACCGCGCTGCTGATCCGGAGTTTGCGCCCTTTGGTGCGGTCATCGAGACCGTAGGGTCGCCATAGGTGTTGACCTTGGATCGCGCGGTGCCAACTGCAGGTCCGCCTCCGCTATCGGTATCGGGGAATGCCGCCAAAACCTCTTCGCTGCCGTCGTGGATGATGTTAGCGGGCCAACGGCCATTCGCGCTGCCGACCATCACCGCCGCAGGCTTCCAACTATCATCCTCATGCGGAAAATCGTTGCCGCCGCCACGCTTTAGATTTCTGGTGTCCGCATCACCAACGCGACATCCGCCGATGTTGATTGCTCCGGTACCGTGCTCCAGCACGTTCTCAGCAACGGTCCCGCCAAGCGGCTTGCGGGCCATGACAATCGGTTCCCACGCTGGCTTGAGGGCGGTACCCCAGCCCTCCCAGTAGGCGGCGGCTGGCGTTGCCGGTACCGTGATGGGCGACTGTTTCAGTTCCTCAAACGCCCGCGCGCCGACGATCTCCCCACCCTTGCGGGCGGATCGGGCAATTCCAGCACGGACGGTACCGACGACCTCGCGGTCTGCCCCTGCCCGCTTGTCGATGCCCTTGCTGACATCATGCGACTTCGGAAAGCCCGATCCATAAGCCCAGCCGATCTGGTCGCGGATCTCAAAGCCCGCGTCCTCGATGGCAACAGCCAGTCGGTGATAGGTGCGGGTACCGCTGAAAGCGAGGACATGGCCGCCGGGCTTCAGAACGCGCAGCACCTCTGCCCAAAACGTTTCGGCAAAGGCGGCTTCGCCATTGTCCCATTTCTTGCCCATGAACCCCGCGCCAGTGCGGCCATAGGGGTTTCCGATATTCTCCGTGCGCTCATTGCGCGGAGAATTGGCGAACCGCTTTGATATGGAGACCAGGGCATAAGGCGGATCGCACACGACGGAGTCGATCGACGCATCTGGAATATCGCGGATCATCTCGCGGCAATCGCCAGCGTGGAGCGTCACGCGGCCATCGAGGAACTGCTGAACTGTCACAGCCCACCACCCTGCAGCCGCTCCACCATGGCAATGGCTCGACGGTTTGCTACTGCTGCTCGGGCTTGTGCTGATAACTCTGCTGGACGTGATGATGCTGCCTTCTGGGCTAGCTTCTCACGCTGGGAATGACGGGTGACGCCGCGCGCTTTGAGGCCAGCCAGCAATGCGGCTGCAACCTCCTCTTGCTTTCTGATGACCTTGCGGGATTGGGGCATGGAGAGGGTCATTGAGCCGTCTCCCTGATGACCGCTATTACCTCGGCTTTCAGGCTGTCGATTGCGCCAGTCGCGAAACCTTTCTGACCATCGTTCTTGCCATCCCAGACGATCGAAGCTGCTGATGGGCATTCGAGGGACAGGCGATGCGCCATCGCCAGCGCTTCATCCTGGGAGCCGTAAGTGAGCGGGAGTCTTAGCGTCGTTGTCGCATGGGTCACGACCCAAAGCGCAGCGTCGTTGATGTGCCGGTGCGCGCAAAAGCTTGCATCGGCATATGGTCGATAACCGACAACCTCCACCAATTCAGTGGTGCCGCGGATGCCGAGAATGAAACGCTCTGGCGCCATAGTCAGAACTCCAGTTCGATCGCCGGCGGAGGAGGCTTAGGACGCCCCATTCCCTTCGGCTTGTGTCCGATGTGGAACTGTCCGCAGTGCGGGCAGCGGTAGATGTCGAGATGACGGGGATTGGCACCACGAGCGATTGCCCAGGTCGCGAATGGCTTCTTGTCCTGGCACTGTCCGGACTGGCTGAAGGTGCCGATGGTCATGGATCACATGCCCCAGCCGTGTGACTGGTCGGCTCGCTCGTCGGCTTCGGTGAAGCCTGCTCCGGACAAATCCAGTCCGCGAAAGCATTCGCCTTCTGCATCCTCGACTTCGCCCACTTCGCACGGATCAGCAGCGGCAATGAGCGCAGCAAGGCGTTCCTGACGAGCTTTGAGATGTTGCCTTTCACGGCGGGCCTCCTCGACAGCAACGGCCGTCAGGTCTTGGATTTCGTAATGGTCGACGCGCCGGGCTTCGTGCTTCCACAGGGCCCGAACCCTGCGCTCCGTCCACTGGCGGGACCGGTCGCGCACGACGTCGACGGGCAGCGCCCGCTCATGACGCTTCAGCGCCTCGAAGATTTCACCGATCGCCGTGGTGACGTTCCGCCCGGTTCGCACCGGGAACGCCTCCTGCATCAGATCGGCGGCAAACTGCACGTCAGTCATGGCAACACGCGGCTTGGCCGGATTGGCCAAGCTCTTGGCTAACTTTCCCACGTCCTTGGCTCCACTTGCTGGCATTGTTTGAACCAGCAGATGAAGCAGACGAAAGGCGACGACGATGGATTACCCGGTCAGCGACGAATTGAGAGCGCAGCTGAGCGGGCAAAAGATGCTCGGAACGATGGTTGGAGCCGTCGAACCGAACTGGATGAAGTGGGCGAATGACGCGATCGACGCAGGGACTGACATCGATGCTCACTCGCCCTCGGGCGGGGAGGATCGTCCGAATGGAAAGCCAAGGCTGCGCATCATCAGAGCGCGGCCGTTTCTGGCAGTGATTGATGGCGGTAGGGCTTAGGGTCATCCCAAGCCTCCGATGACCTGCAGGACGAGCGCCGACCACAGGACGAGCCCGAGCGATGCCATCACAGCGCTTAGCGCAAGCAACCGGCTATGGACGCGACTGTGCGCCATCAAACCGGCTCCATCCAGAGTTCAAAGGCGCGGTAGATGTCGTCTTTGCGGCTGGGCTCCTGGCGGGCGAGATTGGCCGCGATCAGGCGCTTCTGCTGCTCGGTGAGCATCCGGCCTTCGACGTTGAGCCTGATGATGTCCACCAGGAGGTCATCGCCGGCGTACTGGACGACGGGATAGGCCATAGCCGAGCCGTCGAGCTCGACCATGTTGCGGGCCGCCATGTACCGGGCCCAGCCGTCGAGGATGACCTTGCCTTTCTTCACGATCGGCTGGGCAGCACCACGCTCGAGCTCATCGGCGATTACAGCGGTGTCTTGCCCCATGGTCCCGAAGGCCGTGGAGATAGCGCCGCGCTCTACGCCTTCTGGCGGATGGGTTTCCCAGGTGCTGACGCCGGGTTCGGCATACTTGGGGGCCGGAGCGGCAGAGGCCGAAGCCTCCACCGACTTACCCGCTGCTTTGGGGGCTTCGCTCGAACCATCGACGGCCGAATTGGTTGCCGTCTCTCCGGCTGTCGCGTCCATATCCTCAGACGTTGCAGCTGGTGCCCGGTCACCAGCAACCCTATTCACCACTTCGGCTTGCTCTGGTGCATCGGCTGCCGCCGATACCTCGGACATCGCAGACCCAGAGTTCGCGTCATCAGCAGCTTTCGCTACGGGATTAGGTGCGACCTGACCTTTCGGGGCGGGATTGGTCAGGTCGCTGCCAGCCTGGGGGGCAGACTGGGTTTCGGGTTTTTTGAGATTGTCGACCGATACGATGGCCATGGACGGATCGGTGCGGAGTGCTGCGATAGGGTCGCTCGGCTCTCCCGCGCTGCGCGCCTGCGCGATTGCAATAGTCGTGCCAGTTGCACTCGCCCGCGGCGCCATGAGGCTGTCCACGTAGAGGTCGACCGTGGCATTGAGGTCCTGGACAGCCGCATCGTCAGCCTTGGCAACGGTGCGGAAGGCGGCGCGAAGCGCCTTGCCGTCAAACCCCTGAGACTTGAGTTCGGCAAACAGTTCCTTCAGGTCATCACTGATGGCCTGCTTCTCGCCCTCGAGGCGCTGCCAGCGCTCGAAGCCATTGCGCAGGATGTCGTCGGCGATGCTGTTCCTGCCGTCCATGACCTAAGCCCTCCCCACGATAGCGATCGAGCGCGGACACCGCGGAACCATGGTGATCAGCCCGCGATGCTCAAGCTGCTTCATGACCGAATGGGCACGGCTGAGAGTGATGCCGAGGCCGGTGGCGATTTCGCGGATCGTTGGCGAGACGCCATCGGCGGTAATCTGAGACTTGAGCAGGTCGAATGCCGCCTGCTGGCGCTTTGTCAGGCCCGCATGAACGCCCTGCCCCAACTCCATCAGGATCCGGGCAACGAACTCTCGGTCATCCTCGATGTGGCGGAACTGGTCGCAGAGGATATCTGCACGCTCAGCGATGTCTGCTGGGATTGGTGGGAGGTTCATGCTGCCACCCCGCGCGCGCAAAGGTTGGCCGCATACAGCTGTTCAGCCGACACCCCCGCCCGTTCAATGAGGATTTGCCAGTGACGATCAGGCACGCCGATCGACGGCCATTTGTAGACGGCGTCTTTCTTGATGGCGCCGCCGCTAGCCTCTGCTATCGCAGCAGGGCCGCCCGCCATTTTGATGATCTCGGCAACTGTCAGGGTGCTATCCATGCCCGTATCCATACTGGATTTAAATTCCAGTTTCAATGCCTGATAATTCCAATTCGGAATTATTTTCCTGACCTATGCTGCTCGCCATGAAATGGTGGGAACGACTTCAGGCTCGGATTGATGAGCTCGGCTGGAACAAGGCCGAGCTCCACCGGCGCTCGGGCATCTCTTACGACAGCCTCAATAAGTACCTTCGTGGCGAGGTCGACAACCCCCGCGGCAATGTTCTCGAGATCTTGGCGAAGGCGATCGACAAGACGGCTCTTTGGCTCAAAGAGGGCATCGAGGCGGAAGGAGCAGAGGTCCGACGCATCTCGCGCTCTCCCGGCACTGCGCCCGTTGTGGCGATCGTGGAGGCCGGCGCCTGGCGTGAAGTGGATGAGCTGGCGCAGGATGATCCCGAATGGGTCACCGTCCCAGCAGACGACAAGTTCCCCGACGCAACCCAGCGCGTCTATGACGTCGCCGGCGACAGCATGAATGCACTGCTGCCGCACCCCATCACACCCGGATCGCGTTTGGTCGCTATCGACTATGACGAGATCGCCAACCGCTCGCCACTTCGCAGCGGCCTGGTCGTGGTGATCCAGCGCTCGAAGAATGGCGGCCAGGAGCGGGAGCTCTCGGTGAAGCAGGTCGAGTGGTTCGAGGATCGGATCGAATTTCAGCCGCGATCAACCAACCCCAAGCACAAGCCGATCGTCGTGGAGCATGACAACTGGGAAGACAACGGCGTTGAAGTGGCCATCGTCGGACTGGTGAGGGATATCATCCATAGGTTGCCGGGATGACGCCTGCCCGCTTCAATCAGGCCTTGGAAGCCCTGCACTGGTCGACCGAAACGCTGGCTGGGATTCTTGGCTGCGATGAAAGCCTGACCGCGGCATACTCGATGGGGCTGACTGAAGTGCCGATGAAACTGGGTGTGTGGCTGGAAGTGTTGGCACAGGCTCATGAAGCGGCAGAGCATGGGCGGCCTGTCGGGTTGAAGGGAAAGCCGTATTCGGGAGCGTTGGATTAATGGCAGAGAACGCAGACTACACAGCAGATGAAGCTGCAGAAATGGCGTGGGCGAAGCTGCTGGCCGCGAATGCGCCCATAGAATTGACAGCGCGCGAGTTAGATCGGCTTATTTCGGCCCTATACCGCGTCAACTCTGCCGTATTTCGCAGCAACTCAGCTATTTTTGCGTTGATGTCATCAAATCCAGAGCAGGCGCTCAGTGAGGCAAAAACCGCTATCAACGAAGCCAACATAGCTTTGGCCAACCTCAATTCCGCCTACAAGGCGCTGAAGCTCCGCTCGGCTGGAGGTGGCGATGAGTAGGCCTTATTTGGTCGTAAGCAACGACGCAGCCGCTGCTGCAAACTCAGCGCCATACGCGCATTCATTTGAGGCGCCGGGCTTGCAATTCGGCGATGGAGGGGGCAATTCTGGCGGTATGAGCACAGACCTCGACGTACATGGTCGTCTTTCTCGCCTAGAGGGCGGTAACGGAATGCTTCAGCTTTCCGTCGCCGTAGTCTCGGCTGCACTGCTCGGCGCTATGGCCATTATCGTGGCTGTCCAATTGACCACGGCGTCCAAAGTCGACGCTCTCGCCAGCAAAGTGGACGCACTGCCCGGCGAAATCCGCAGCGAGCTCACTGAGGTAATCAGAACAGTGTCCACTGCCGTGTCGGCAGGCAACTCTCGTTCTGAACCTGTTGTCGTGGTGCTCCCCGCACAAGGTGAGCAGGAAATCCCCGAGCGTCCGGCCACCGCCGCCCCATCTGAATAGATTCTCGGCCTCCTCTCCTACCCCATCTCCGGCACGTCACCATGCCTTGCCAGGATCACCGGATCATCAAAATCCCCGGTATCGGCATCGCCAGTTCGTGAGAATGCGATGACGGCGTGACGCGTGGTGGCGATCTGTTGCGCCAAGCGCAGGCAGTGTTCCTTGTCCCGCGCAATCCTGGGCTCATCCGCCTGCACCGCCCTGCCCTTCTTGCGATAGCCCTGCACCACGTAGTGGGTGTTTGACCCGTCGATCATCAGATTTCCGACTTGCATGTGTATTCTCCTAGTGGGTTGTGGCGCCGGCCGGGTCGAACGACCGCAGCACGTTCCGGATTTCCGGAATGACCGTCGGGTCCAAATGGCACATGATCGTCGAATCTGGATGCGCAACCGCCTCCTCCGGATCCGGCATTCTGTTCATGATCGGGATAATGCCGAAGTCCTCTTCGTCAGCGAACGGGCCATACGGCTCAATGCGAAAGCGGTAGAGCGGGAAGTGCCCTTCGAGGAATGATCGCAGCTGCGGCTCTGCCCATTCGATGGCTTTGCCCATGCCGGCCGGCGCGATGACGATAAATTCGCTGACATCATGCTGCACGGGTAGCCTCCCGGATCTTAAAGGCCACGATCGACGCATAAGGCGCCTCGCAGCTCGGACAGCCGAACTTCATGTCACGCACCTCTGGGAATTCCATCAGCTCGTCTCCGTCTGCTGGAGTCCCTGCCCCAGCTGGTAGCGTCACTGTCTGCTGATAAAGCTTGGCGCAGCCGCCGCAGCGGACGTGAAGCAATACCGATGATCCGTCACACATAACCGCCTCCGGTTTGTTCTCGTTACGTTCTCATTAAGGATTGGGATGCGCCGAGAGTCGAGTCGGAATCGCTGGTTGGAAGATAATTCCATTTCCTGTTGACAGCGGCACATATTGGATTTAAATTCCAGTCCATCAGATCAGCGAGGCGAGCGCCTCTATGGAGGATGGAAAATGAACGCCAAGACCATTCGCGACGCACTGAACTACGAAGCCCGGAACAATCTGACCGGCAATGCCGCGTTCGCTCTACTGGGTTTCGCCAGTGTCGCCACCGACGCTGAACTCGTTCGCTTCGCACAGCTAATCGACAATGCCGTCGACGGCAGCGAGCGCATGATTGCACCTCCCATGGACAGCGCTGAAATCGCTCGCGCCAACGCCGATTGATCCCTCATCAGCCAGCCTCCGCAGTGGGGCTGGTCAATGAAGGATCAGGAGATTTCGAGATGATCAGCAAAGACACCGCGACCGATATTGCCCTTACCTATCGCGAGATCGAAGTAGGCGAAAAGCTGCTCGAAGAGATCGTCGAGACGATGAGCCGGCGCGAGGTGCCAGACGTTCGCGATGCATTTGGCCGGCGGCGGCATGGCCTGGAGCTTGGCATCCCCACCAGCGACAACGCCAAGCGCATGTTCGATGTGCCGTGGAACCTCGCCAAGCCCATCATCGAGGCTCACATCGCCAGCAAGAAGGCGATGCTTTCCGCACTGACCGAGAAAGCGCGCGGCGAGATCGAAGCCGCTTGACCCCTCACCCCCAGGGACGGCGGGCCTGTGCTGCAAAGCCCAGGAGCGGACAATGCACCCGCCGATTTCTTCCATGATCGACCAGTACGAACAGGCTGCTCAGCAGATGCTCATAGACCAGCTCGAGGCGGTATCGCCCAGCCTGGCGACATGGGCCTTCGCAGAGTTTGATGCTGGGACTTCTGCCCGGTCGATCGAAGCAATGCTTTTCCGTTCCAGCGGCTGCGCAACTCGGCTGAGAGATGTCGCTACTGGCCTGGCATCTGCCGTTCAGTTCGATGACACCGGGGCAATGGTCGCTGGTCACCTGCAGGGCGGCAATGGCGGGCTGCTCTCTCGCGAGACCATACACAAGGCCGGTCTCGTTCAACTCACCCTCAACGATATCAAGAAGCTGCTGCCAGACGGCAGCAAGAAAGGCTGACCCATGGCTCGCACTGCTGGACTTCGTGTCGACGGACAGGGCTGGAAAAGCTCGTTCTATCCTCGCCCTGCCAAGCCATCTGTCGGACCCATACCGACGCCAGAGGAGGCAGCGGAGCGCAACCGCAAGACCGATGAGCTCATAGCCCGGATATTCCAGGAGAATGGCGTGGCGGTCGACAACGAGAACGACGCCACCCGCAAGCTCAAGGACCGAGAGGCGCGTGCCTCCGTCGAAGGCGATACCGACCTGAACCATGACAATGTGGAGGGGGCGGAATGATGCGCCAGCGCGATCAGAAATCCATGCAGGACCAGTGCGACGACTTCAATGCCCGCTATTCGGTCGGGGACAAGATCAAGTTCTGGACCGGCCCGCGCGAGGGCAACCCTACGCATGAGGGCGTGATCCGATTTCCGGCCAGCGTCATGGGCGGGCATACACCCTGCGTCTGGGTTGCTGGCGCCGGCAGCATCGCCCTGTCGCATTTCGGTGGACCAGCATGAACCTCACCCTCAACACCACCATCATCCTTACCTTTGCAGCGCTGATGACTGTTGGCGGCTACTGGTGGCGGTTCGATGCTCCGATATGGGGAGCGTTCTGAATGGACAGCCCCTTTGCCGATCGGCCCGAGCGGCCGCCATCGACTTCCAGCGCTGTGTACGGGCTCAAGATATCGAGCGACGTCAATGTCCCCGATGGCACCCAGGTTTGGATGCAGGGTCGTGAGGTCGTCGACGTAACCACGGACGACCGAGCCAAGTTCTTTGCCATGTTCGGCCTGATGCGCATTCCGACGCTGCATGCCGATGGCGTCCTGCTGTCCGTCGCCGATTTCGCGAGCTTCAAAGCCTCAGCAAAGGATGCTTGGCCATGACCTCCGTCCTTACCACCAAGTTCACCTGCGACCACAAGGGCAACTGGACTGAGGTTCCTGTGATCCTGACTCGTTCTGGAAATGGATGGGTGGAGAGTGCTCCGCCGACACTGCCGATTGTCCGAAAGGAAGCAGCATGAACGCTCAGCTTCCTCCATCCTTCTGGCAACTCGACCAGGCCGGGCCCGACGACATCGAACTGATCGTTGACAGCTTCGCCGGTGGCGGTGGGGCATCCACTGGCATCGAAATGGCCCTTGGCCGCTCGCCTGACTACGCCATCAACCACGATGCCGAAGCCCTGGCGCTGCACGCCGCGAACCATCCCGACACGGTCCACCTCAGCAAGAACATCTACAAGGTCGACCCGATGGACGTGGTGGGCCGCCGCAAGGTGGGGCTGCTGTGGGCATCGCCGGACTGCAAGCACTTTTCCAAGGCCAAGGGCGGCGCACCGGTGAAGCGCGAGATCCGCGACCTGGCGTGGACGGTGGTGCTGTGGGCGGAGCGCGTGCGTCCGCGCGTGATCATCCTGGAGAATGTCGAGGAATTCCAGACCTGGGGGCCGCTGATCGAGACGCCCAAGGGCATCTTCCCCTGCCCAGACCGCAAGGGCGAGACGTTCAAGGAATGGATCGGCGCGCTCAAGAAGCACGGCTACAAGGTCGAGTGGAAGGAACTGCGCGCCTGCGACTATGGCGCCCCAACGACGCGCAAGCGGCTGTTCCTGATCGCCCGCTGCGACAACCAGAAAATCGTCTGGCCTGCGCCGACGCACGGCGCAGGCCGGCTGCCCTACCACACCGCCGCCAGCCATGTGATCGATTGGTCGATTCCGTGCCCATCGATATTCGACACGTCCGAAGAGATCATGGCCAAGCATGGCGTCCGTGCCATCCGTCCGCTGGCCGAAAACACGATGGCCCGTATCGCCAAGGGCGTGAAGCGGTACGTGCTCGACGCGGCCAAGCCGTTCATCATCAAATTCCAGACTGGCGCTGTCGGCTCCGACGTAGACGCCCCGCTGCCAACCGTCACTGCCAACAGCTTTATAAAGCGCCCGGGCGGGGCCGCGCCGCTCGGCGTTGTCATGCCTCACCTGATGACCATGCGGAACGCCGGCAAGCCCCATAACGAGGCTGACAAACCCACCCATACCGTCACGGCGGGCGGCGCTGGCCTTTCCCTGGTCGCCCCGGTCCTCTCGTCCGCCCAGCATGGCGGTTCGCACCGTTCGGCCGACGAGCCGCACCGGACCATTGCCGCCAGCGACAAGGACCAGAACCAGATTATCGCCGCCACGATGGTGCAGACGGGCTACGGCGAACGGCCAGGGCAGGAGCCCCGGGCCCTGGATATCGGCAAGCCGCTGGGCACGGTTGTAGCCGGTGGGGCGAAGCATGCCGTCGTCTCCGCCTTCCTCGCCCAGCACAATACAATGCCCGGCGGCGGTATTCATGCCGGCCATCATGCCGACGAGCCGGTCTCGGCCGTCACAGCAACGGGCAGCCAGCAGACTGTTGTCTCCGCCGGCCTGATGAACATGAAGGGCAGCGACCGACGCATGACCAGCGTCGAGGAGCCAAACCCGACTGTTACCGCCGACGGCACTCACCAGGCCGAGGTCCGCGCCTTCCTGATGAAATACTATGGCGTCGACCAGGATCCCCGTATCGAGGAACCACTGTCGACGGTCACCACCAAGGACCGTTTCGGCATCGTCACGGTCGAAGGCGAGCCATACCAGATCGTGGACATCGGCATGCGAATGCTGACCCCGCGCGAGTTGTTCAAGGCCCAGGGCTTCCCCGCCGATTACGAGATTGAAACGGGCGTCTTTGCCGATGGCGAGCGGCGGCAGCTGACCCGCACGGCGCAGGTCCGCATGTGCGGCAACAGCGTCTGCCCGCCCATCGCTGCCGCCCTGGTGCGCGCAAATTGCGCGGACATGGCCGTTCAGATGGAAGAGGCAGCAGCATGAAGAAGCTCACCGACCAAGACCGTCATCTCCTCCAAAGAGTATCAGCAGCAGGAGGATCTCATTGCTTCCGCCAGGAGGACAATATCCCAGCAGCTGGACATAAGGCTCTGAGGGGATTGGCTGGGCGTGGGTATCTGACCGTTGAGGCTACCGATGATGGGCCGCTGGTGACGCTCACCGCTCAGGGTCGGGCGGAGGTGGATCATGGCTGAGCGAATCCAGCTATCCCGCCGCAAGGGTTGGCGCATGCCGGCCAACACCGTGAAGGTCAGCCGCCCCGGCAAGTTCGGCAATCCCTTCCCCGTCAAGAAAGCCACATCCACCACGATGGGCGTGACCTCTGATGTTTGGATTGTCGGAACTTGGGAAGGCCCTGCCCTCTGGATCAAGCACTCAGAAGCCGAAGCCATAGAATTGGCGGTCAAGGCCTATCGCGCTTGGATCACCCATCCTGCGCAGTCGGCGCTTTTGGCCGGCGCTCAACTCGAATTGCGCGGCCAGGATCTCGCCTGCTGGTGCAAGCCCGGCCAGCCCTGCCATGCTGATGTGCTGCTGGAGCTTGCCAATGCCCCGGCATAACTTCTCGGACAAGGTAAAGCGCCTGGCTAGGGAGCGCTCAGGCGGCTTCTGTGAGGCCATGGGCGAAGTCTACGGGCTTCCGGTCGGTCAGCGCTGCAATGCCGCCATGGACGGCAAGCGCGTCGAGATAGACCACTACCCGTTGCCAGCCACGGACGAAGGCAGCGACACGCTGGAGAATGCGGTCGCCTGTTGCACCGACTGCCATGGCTTCAAGACCCGCACCTATGACGTTCCGATGCAGGCCAAGAGCAAGCGTGTCGCTACCCGCCATCTCGGACTATCGCAACCAGGCTCCCTGCCCGGCGCCAGGGTCAAATACTCACGCGCTCGGGGCGTCTTCTACGATCGCCTTACCGGCGAAACCCTCGAGGATCACCAGCCATGACAGCCGTAATGACCACACTGACTGACCTGCTGGAGCGGGTGAAGGCGGCGACGGGGCCGGATCGGGAATTGGATCACGCCCTATGGTTGCACTTCGATGAAACGGCAAAGGCCAAACATGACGCGGGGCGCATCCCGCTGCCGTGGACGTGGTGCCTGACCAGTTCCGTAGATGACGCCCTTGCTCTGGTGGAGCGGTTGCTGCCGGGTACGGCTAGTGAACGAACTTCGTGGCGCAACCACTATCGTTGCACTCTCATCGAGACTGACGAAAAGGGCTGGCACAACGGCGGGAAGCATTTCCGGGTTGATGCATCAAGCGAAGCATCGGAGCCCCTCGCCATCATCGCCGCCCTTCTCCAAGCACTCACCCAGGAGCCGAAATGACCACCAAGGAACAGCTATCGACTGAGAGGCTGGATGAAATGCTGGCGGATTGTGAAGGCGCGACGATGGTCGGCATTGGAGGGTGGCGCTACACGGCGACCGTCACTTTCGACACCATGCGCGAAGTCCTCACCCTCGCCAAGTCTGCCCTGCGTGGGGATGGCCTCTCCCTAGTTCGGACTGCCCTAAACCGCGCTGAGGCATTCGCTTCGGACTACGAGTTCGACAGCGACGAGGGCTGCCACACGCCGTCTGACATTGAACGCATGCTTATGCTCGACATGCTAAACGGGCTGTTCGATGACGAAGAGTTCGTCAAAGCAATCACCCGACCCCTCTCCGCTATCAGCCTATCCCCTGCGGGTGGGGGTGATGCCTGCGGGACGTGCGGCGGGACTGGCGAGATTGACCAGTTTGCTGGCGGCGGGTGGCCCGGACAGGCAATGCAACACGTTCCGTGTCCCGACTGCGCCACCCTCTCCCAGCCCAATACCCATGAGGGGGAGGCTGTGGCTTGGCGACCCACCTATGAGCAGATCATCGAACTGGTGGAAGCCTGCCGAGTGCGCAGGGACAAGGCGGGCGAAAGCTCGCGTATGATGTCCAAGTGGATCAGCGAAGGTCTCAACGCCCTCTACGCCCATCCTCCACGCCCTGAAACAGTGACGGATGGCACGACGAAGCGCCCAAGTAATTGGGGTGAGTGGGAGCGCCAGCAGCAAGAGAGCGAGCGAGAATGATCGCTCTACTCGACAATGGGCAGGACCTAGACCAGTGTGCCGCCGAGTTAGGCTGCGACGTTGGCCAGTTATTGACTGCTCTTACTCGCTACACATTGCGCGACCCGACGAAGCCATGGGCAATCGACAATGGCGGGTACAAAACCCTCGACATCCCAGCGTTGCTGGCACTGCTAAAGCGAGAGGAGCATCACAAGGAAGCCTGCCTATTCGTCGCCGTCCCCGACATTGTGGGGTCTGCGCGGCGCACGATTGAAGTGTTTGAGCACTGGAAGCCTCGGCTGCAGGGATGGAAGCTAGCCCTAGTTTGTCAGGACGGCCAAGAACACCTCCCGATCCCATGGAATGATATTGACGCGGTGTTCATCGGCGGCACTACCGCATGGAAGTGCGGCCCCCATGCCGAACACATCATCCGCGCCGCCAAAGCGCTTGGGAAGCATGTCCACGCCGGACGCGTCAACAGCCCCGAACGCTTTTCACATTTTGAAAAGCTCGGTGCTGACACCTGTGATGGGACGGGCATCGGACGATACAGCCACATGCGCGAGGCAGTAGCCGGGCGCGACAATCAAAGGACATTGCTCGATGCAGTTTAAGACAATCGCCGCCATTGCTGGTTTCGCCCTCACGGTCCCCGCCGCCAACTGGCTTATTGGGAATGTTGGGACTCAATTCGAGCCGAACGGACCCCACCTCATTCCCGTAGGGTTCGGGCTCATGGCCCCTTCGGGCGTGTTGATGGTCGGGGCTGGCCTAGTCTTGCGTGACATGGTGCACGAACTGGGCGGATGGCGCACCGCTTTTGCCGCAATACTTGTCGGCGCTATCCTGTCCTGGTTTGTGGCGCCGCCTGCATTGGTTGTCGCATCTGTGGCGGCATTCGCCCTGGCGGAGACTGCGGACCTTCTTGTCTATGCGCCGCTGAGAAAGCGCCGTCTCGGGCTTGCCGTGCTACTCAGCGGGATAGTCGGAGCCGCTGTGGATAGCGCGGTGTTTCTATGGCTCGCCTTTGGTTCGCTCGCCTTTATCGAGGGGCAGATCCTCGGAAAGGTATGGATGAGCGCTGCGGCGTTTCTGGTGCTATTCGCCGTCCGCCGTTGTTGGTTCGGGCATCGGTGGGGCACGGTCGAAGCGGGTGGGCCTAACGGCTGGTTGCTCGCCAAATGCGACCGCTGCGGCCACTGCCCGAACCCGATGGTGTAGATCATGACCACTAACCCGAATACCGCAGCCCTCCGAGCAGCCCTGTCCATTAATTGTGAGGTGAAGTGATGGGCTATTCCGGCTTTGAACGTTGCCGCCGCTTTATCTCGCGCTCGATAGCCTCTCGGATCATGTCGAGCCTTGGCTCCGCTTCGGACAGGACAGCGTCTATCCTTGCGGTTGTCCCTTCGGCCAACGGCAAGCGCAACTGCTCGGTCCATTCCTTTTTGCGTCCCACGCGGGGAGCAATAGCGTGAACATGATTTTGAGTCAAAGCGCACCTATTCGTGTACACGGTATTGACTTGTACCATGTACATGATACAACTTCAATCAGGAACACGATTGGAGCGCGGAAAATGACCAAGCATCCTACGAACCCCGGCCTTTACTGGGCAACACTCGATGACGGCAATGGTAACATTGAGGTCACTGTCCTGCGAGTCGAGGCATTCCAAGAGACGCCCCTTGACGAAGCGGCCATGTGTCACTTCGCAGATGCCAGAGATGGCGACCTGCAATTCGAGGTAAAGGGCTTCGCGCCACAGGTCGTCAGGCCGTGGTGCACCATCTATCTCGGCTACCGCACTTCAACGAGCCGTGACGAGGTTCTGGTGACATGGCACGGCCCGGTTAAGCCTCCCGCATCGGCTCGCAACCAGAAGGCTGAGGTGACGGCATGACGTGGATCATCATAGCCCTTGCTATCCCAGTCTATGCCCTCGGGCATGGGCTGGGCATGCTTCATTGCCGATACATCATTGGTCGGTGGCCCGAGAAGAACGGCTTTCGTGCAATTCCCAAACAGGTGCAGCCATGACCCTAACCGACCAGGGACAGGCAACAGGCGATTGGCATATGGAGGCGATCTACGAACAGATCGAGGAACTCCAGCAAGCCGCCAAGCAGACCGGCAGCGAGCCTATGGAGACGCTGTTTTCCGACGCTGCCGACATGGCGCTTTGGCTTCTTTCCGCTCTGGAGCAGATGCGCCGCGAACGGGATGAGGCGCGGACGAGCCACCAAGCCGCCCGAGAAAACTTCCTGACCATGCAGGGCGCGGCTGCTGAACTGCTCAAGCGCGCCACCGCCGCCGAAGCCCGTATCAAGCGGGCAGAGGAAGTCGTGAGGACCGTTGCTGACGAGTTCGACGGCACAGTCACCAGCGCGGAGCGCATGCGTGATACAGCCCGTTCATTCCTTCAGGAAAGCGGTGAATGACCAAGACGCCAAACCCCGGCAGCGCAGAGGCCATCGAGCAAGGATGCACATGCCCCGTCATAGACAACCACTACGGACGCGGCGTTCCCGTGGGCAAGGACGGTGCACCGCTATTCTGGCACAGTGAGAAGTGCCCACTGCACGGTCGCATCGCCCTTCAGGATAGCGGGGAGGCGGACGGCAAGCCGTCCTGACGCCATGAAGCTACCCGCCCCGCCCAAGCGCATGCTGACCAAGGACGAGGCCGCAAGTTATTGCGGCTTCCCGACCACTGCACGCTTCGAAACTGCATGCCGCACCCACGTTGAGCCTGTGAATTACGGTAACTGTGTGCGCTATGATCGCGTCCGGCTCGATGAATGGCTGGACAGCATGACCGCTTCTCCGGCTTCTCTTGAGCAGAGCATCATCGAGGCCGCTTTCAGTGCTGGTAAAGGTCGTGGGCATAAAGCGATACAATGACCGGCATGGCCGGCCCAGGCTCTATTACCGGCGCAAGGGCTGCCCGACCGTCGCCCTGGATCCGAGCCTGAGCGGCACCGAGCTGGCCGCCGAGGTCAACCGGCTGGACAAGCTCTACAAGCCCTTCGCCATCCGCGCGAACACGCTGCGCTCGCTCGTGGCCGCTTACCAGGACAAGTCCAACCACTGGAAGGGCCTACGGCAGCGGACGCGCGACGACTACGAGCGCGTTTTCAAGCTGCTCGGCACCACCCAGGACAACACGCTGTCGGTCTTCACTCCCCCGCTAATCGCCGGTCTTCGTGACAAGGCACGCGACGAGAACGGCTTCAAGTTCGCAAACCAGATGCTTGTCACGCTCAACAGCGTCTTCAGCTTCGGAGTCGAGTATGGGCATGTGCCGTCGAACCCGGTATCGGAGATCAGCAAGATTGCGCGGCCGACCGACCTTCCCGAGGCGAACCGCCCATGGACGCCCAACGAGGCTGTGGCACTGATGAAGGCGCCGATCTATCTCGCGGCACCGATTGCCATGGCAGCGTATCTCGCCCTGCGCGAAGGTGACATCCTCAAGATGTCCAAGGCGGCGATCACTGAGCGACTTTTGGCTATCACGACGAGCAAGACCCGACGGGCGCTCGAGTTGCCCGTGTGCGATGATCTCTGGTCGATTCTGCTGGCCTACCAGAAGTGGCGAATGGCGCTTTGGGATGCGAAGCGCGAGCGCGCAAGGAAGCGAAGGCCGCTAGAAGACGTTCAGGACCTGGTGACGACGATGTTCGTCAACTCCAGGGGAGCAGCGTGGACGGAGGATGGCTTCAGGACGTCATGGGGGAAATGGCGCGACCAACTCGAGGATGCCGAGAAGATCGGCGCCGGGGTCACGTTCCATGGCGGACGGCATACCGTCGCCACCATCCTCGCTGAGTGCGGCTTCGAGCCCCAGCAGGTGAAGCATCTACTGGGCCATGGCACCGAGACGATGACGGAGCACTATCAGCGCCGCGCCAAGCGCCGCGGCATGCTCAAAGACATGACCGACGCCGTACAAAAGGCCTATCGGCTGGGCGGTGAGAATGTCGTCCTGCTGGGGCAAGTCGGGAACGAGAACGGCTAACCTGCGGTCTGCCCGTTCTAACCGTTCACATCTGTTCTGGTAGGCGACCGGAGAATTTCTCAACAATCGTAAGTAGTTGCGCCTGGCAGGGGCTGGGGGACTCGAACCCACGACCCTCGGTTTTGGAGACCGATGCTCTACCAACTGAGCTAAACCCCTTCAGGCGATGGCTTGTCTAATGGCAATGGGCGCGTTTCGCAAGA